TTTGGGATTTCCACTTCGGGCGCAACAATCTCTTCTAAGTTATTGGATGGCATAGAAATGTCGTTACTTTCAGCCATTGATGATAGTGCATAAAATAAAACAAATAAATAAAATAAAATTAAAATTAAATGTAAATTTAAATAAAGAAAATAATGGTATGATAAATCAAATATTATTAAAAAGAAATCTCTTAAATCAAAGCAAAGTGTAACAAGGTAGAACAGTTACACACTATTTATAGAAGTTTTTGACCATGAGTGTGATAGGAGAAAGATCGCGAAAGCGATGTTTCTCACAGCTATTTAAAAAGTTAAAGAGAAACCAAGCTTGGTTGTAATCAATACGATTTTGATAATGATGTTGAGTTGCATAGCAACATGCTGATACTTGATAAGTTGACTTAACAGTATTCATAACAGCTTTAGTGCTAACAATAGCTTCATCAAAATGTTTTTGATCTCTATAACCTTTACCTAAAAGTTTAGCAGCTCTGCGCCAAACATCAGGAAAAATCATGTCATTAAGAATTAAAAAGCCGGCGAATTCGCCGACGGTGTCAAAAGAGATTTTAAGTTTGTGTCGGGAGTAATTTAAAAATTCTTGACCAATTTTAGTAAATGAATAATGTTCACATAAAAAGGCAGAATCGTCACCGACAAATAAGTACATCAAAACATTAATAAGCCAAGTCACAAGAGAAGTGACAGCCATATTAAGTGATGTATTTTCAATTAAAGTAAAAGGATTACCAGAAAATTGTTTATCTTCGCCTTCCAGAGTAGTAACTCCAAAAGTATTGCGATAAATCATTATCCAGTGACGTCTAAATAAATAAAAGAAATTAACAAGAATAACAGGAATACCTAACCATGTTTGTATAATTCTAGAAAAACGAATCATAACTTCATTGAAAGAGGCATCCCATTCACTAACGTCCATACACAACCATTTAAGAAACTTAGATTGTGCATCAGCGGGCATATTTCGAAAATGCTCAGCAAAATCAGCGGAAAATTGTTCATCGCTGCCGAGTGTTTTAAGAATAATGGGCCGTTTGTTGTTTTTAATGATTTCGTGGAGTTTGTGATTCCAAGCCCTAGCATAAGCACAAAGATGAATGTTAATCTTCTTACTAAATGCAGCGACGCCTTGCAAAACTTTTGTTGATGCGTCGAAACCGGGGTCGGATGAGAATTTTTCTTGTTGTTTAGCCATGAATGATAATTCTTCTTGCGTGAAATCTAGATAAGAATCGAAATCAACACCAACCGCCTCAGCGGGAAATTTTTCAGAATAAGATTTAATATATTCTTTGAGGTGATGAGTTTTCTCTTCTTGTGAAAGTCTTAGATCTCGTTTGAGTTTGTTAACAGAATGATCATTGCCATATAAAAGTTTGGAATATGAGCCGATTAATTGCCATGCCATCTTCTCAGCGTTGGCTGGTGTGGTTTTAGGCATGAGTTTAGAATAGCGACCGGTCATTGTAGCTAAGTTGTTGATGGGTACGCAAGCCATTTGATGTTTGACAAAAAGATCAGTTTTTGAATAAACGAAAACTTTCTTCTCTTTGTCATTACAGGCTAAATTTTCAAATGGAGTGCGCATTTTGCCAGATTCAATAACTGGTTCGAGGTAAGGTCCGGTCCAATCAGCTGCATTGTAATCAGTTGTATGAGTGATATCGCGTAGAATGTCCATTGCTGTTTCGACTTTAACAGTTTCAGTGGCAACTTGAGCAGTCGCCTCAACGTGCAAGTCAGCAGCAGGATGAACAACGCAATCGTCGTTAAGAAGTATTTGAGATTCTTCATTGTAGATGTTAATCATAGAGCCGTGTATGTTAAAATAGCCCTTTATGAAATCTTCACACCCAGTGACATAAAGTTTGGATGTGGCGCGTGTGATGGCAGTGTAAACCCATTCAGTGCGATTACTAAGATCGTGAACGGCTTTGGAACTGATGTAAAATACAACATCACTTTCGCGACTGCCTTGGTAAGTTGTGATTGTGTGAGCGTTATAACCATCAACGTCTCTTAATTTGTCAACATCACTACGGTTAAATGCGATCCAAGGATATGTCTTCATTTTGTTCGTGACAACGGGAGCATAATAAAGACCTTTTTCTATTTTGGATTTTGATCGCATATGGTAACCATATTTGGTGTTGATAAATTTACATATATCCTGAGGGATAGCATAAACGTCAATAAGGTTATTAACAACGCCGCATTCGGTAAAAGGCATAAATTTATAGTCGGAGTCGAACGCGACTTTAGGAGTTTGGTAAATATCGCCAACTACTACAATTTTGAGTTTTGGAAATGATAATTGTAATAGAGCAACATATTCTAGACAGAAGCATGAGCATTCGTCAATAACTAAAATTTGTTCTTCATTTCTTTTCAGTTTATTTAAGACGGTATGTTCTGTGTAACTTTCAGCGCCACCATTTACATGTTTATTTTTCATAATGGTTGAATGAGCGCACCAAATTGCTTTTGGGTATTGTTTTTGAACAGATGTTGTTTTTGCAGCACTGGCATGGCCAGTAATAGCGTAGAATTTAACTAAACAATCTTTCAACTTGTCGAGTGTAACAACTTTATTTTGACCTGTTGTGATTGTTCTAAAATGATATTTGTAAAATTCTTGGATGCGTGAGGTTGGAATGTTCATGGAATGGAATGTTTCACGTTGGAAAGTTTCATCATATATTTTATCGAATGTTAATTTGCCTTTGTCCTTAGCATTCTTATTATACATAATAAAGTACCTTTCAATCGTACCTTCACGTAATACTATTTCGTAATCATCATAGCGGTTAGCTAGTTCGTATAAAGCAAATGGATTGCCAAAAGTTTTGATTACGGTTGTGCCGCCGACGACGGTGTTGTTAACAGCAATTGGTATGAGATCTTTAATAAACATCTCGGAATTTTGTTTAGTGGCTGCGTCGCAGAAAACTATGTCTGCTTTCTTGTCAATTTCGGAATATGTTTTGTATGGGATAATACGAACGCGTTCTGGAATGTCTTTGTCAAGGGGTAAACCTTTATTATAATGGTAACCAATGAATTTGGTTTCTTTGAAACCTTCCATGGACGTCAATATTTTAAGGGCAGCACCTGGAGCGCATGATAATTCAACAAATGTTCTTTTGGGAACATTACGAGCTATCAAACGGTTGAAGAGCGGTGCAAATTTGTCTTTACCTGTGCCTTGAAGAGTGTGTTTATAGAAGAAATGACCTTGTCTGCCATCAGCAGAACCGGTCCAATAAATAACGTTGGAGTTGGGCATTTTACCAGAATGATTTTTCATGTAGATTCCACCTTTTGGGTAGATCACATCATGAATGGTGACATCATTTAAATTAATACAATGGTAATATACGCCTATGTTAGCAAAAATTTGTCCAAGACGATCATATGCTTTTGATTCAAGATTGCCATGAACCAAATAATCGTCAATCTCCTTCAGTGATAGACCATCCATGTTCAAATTATAAGCAAGTAATGCGTAATATTCGTCCACGGGTATATGAAATCCATGTGATAGATACATTGCCTCAATGAAACAATTGTTTGGTGAAAATGAATTTCTCATATTCTTAGGTCTACGATAATTATAATCTTTATATCGAATGTGAGCATTTTTCCTTGATATCATACGAATGTTTTTATCTTCGCCAAAATATTTGGCAATGACAGCTATAGAATCAACGTCGTATTTGAAATTTGGAAATTTGCTGTTATGATGGGCGATTGCAACGTCTTTGTGGTATTCAGTAGGTATAGAACTTACAGCTTTACACAGACGTTGAAATATTAACCTAAGATCAGATATAGAATATAAAATACCTTCTGTGTCTCTAATACGTTTGCGATTAATTTCAGCATTGTAAGCTTCAACGTCGGAGTTTGCAGTATTAATACTGATGTTAGTCTCACGGCGAAAGTCAATAAGAGGCATTTGAGTAGGAGGTGGTTTTGTAGGTTTATTTGCTACGACTGTTGGACTGGTTACAATCGGTTTTTCTTCTTCTTCGACGTCATTGATTATCAAATCTTTATTATTACGTGCTTTAAACTTAATGAGTGCGGCGTAAGCCAGCTCTCTAACATTAAGGCGAGATTGATTTTTGGTGTGGACGTCGGGATTAAGATCGTTAAATTCACGATCTTCAGTGGTTGATGGATTTCCCACGCGTTTTGCGAAAATTGGAGGGTTCAAAGTAATTTGCGGCATTGGTGGTGGTGGATTTGGAATGTTATTTACGACTACTGGTTGTTGTGCAACGGGTTCGTTGTCAACATCTTGATGTTGAGCATTTGCGACGGGTGCAGTTGTTGTGGTTGGGTTGGTCGTAGGTTTAGCATTCGCGTTTAGTTTAATAAGATTGGCTGGTGAGAAGCCACATTTAAATTTATCGTGTTTACCGCCAAAGTAAGGATTGATGTCCATTTCTATAGCATATGGGCGGTAAGGTGCGATCATGCAACGACAAGGCTGAGTATTTTTATACAGAGTCTGTTCTTCTACGTTGTGAAAACATAAAGAGATATTAGTGGTATTGCAAGACTTAAATGCGGTTACAAAACATGATAACGGATTTTGAAACAATTGAGTTCCAATCAGAGGTAAAAACGCAGTGAGGTTATGTTGTTTTGAATATTGATTAATTCTACCAATGATATTAACTAAAACATCGTGAGCATCGCTGATTGTTTTGGTAGTGTCTTTTAAATCGACAGCAACAGCAATGCAAAAGTTTAAAACTTTCTTATTGATAATGATCCTGAAAAATGCAGTATTTTGGTCAGCAAATTCACAAGTCGCCATTTTGTAAATGTCTTTACGGTAATCAGCTAAACCATATTGTTTGATT